GGACGGCGCCGTGTTCTCCTTCCAGGTCGCCAAGCCGTTCGGGCTCGGCCGCCACGGCGTGGCCAAGATGTCGATCGAGAAGGACCGGCCCGGGGCGCTCCGCCAGCACGCCAAGGGCAAGCGCATCGCCGACCTCCACCTCGACTCCGACCCCGACAACCACGCCCTCACCTGGGCGCTCGAGACCCCCGACACCGCCGAGTCCGACGACGGCACCATCAAGCCCACCGCCGTCATGGAGAAGATCAGTCGCCTCCTGGAGGCGAACCCTCAAGGGCTGTCGAAGCGGTCGATCCGGGCCGGCGTCCACGGCTCCAACGACGTGGTCGACCTGGCCCTCGAGCTGCTCCAGAACGGCCACGTGGCCGTCGCTCCGTACGGGTCTGCGCACCTTCACACCAGCACCAAACCCTACCGAGAGGCGTCACGGTGAACACGCACAGCGCGAGAACGACCGTGCCCGAGAGGAACGGCACGGTCACCCGGTGCATCTCGACCTATCCCACCCACAAACATCCTGTGAAATGTACTGAAAGACCGTGCCGTACCGTGCCGTGCGCGTGCCGGGGCACGGTGGGTGGGGACCGTGCCGACGTGCCCCCGCCTTATAGGGGGCACGGCCCGGCACGCCCACCCCACGCCCCACACCCGAGCCAACCCGTCCGGCACGGTCACAGCGAGGCCAGGTGACTGCCACCATGACCCCACGCCGCTACCCACTCGAACCCCTCGAGAAAGCACTCGGCATCACCCCCAACCGCCCAGGCCAACGACGCCACCCCAACCACACCAACCACGACGACCCCCTCACCGGCGACCAACTCCTCGCCCAACGAACCGGCTTCACCGAACGCACCATCCGCTCCTGGAGAGCCCACGGCCTCAACCCCAAAGCCGCCGACACCGCCGCCATCCACGCCGGCCTCCACCCCGACCTCATCTGGGACTACGACCCCGAGGACACCGACCTTGCCTAGCTACCCCCCACAATCACCCCCGTGGCCAAACCCGTCACCCCCGACGAACGAGCACACATCGTCGACCTCCTCCACGAAGGCCACACCTGCGGCCACATCGCCAAGACCGTCCACCGATCCAACGACACCATCAGCCGCATCGCCGCCGCAGAAGGCCACCGCTTCGGAGAGTCGAATCTTGCGCGTGCACACGAAGCGCGTTCGGCGTACGCGGCGGAGGCCCGTGGCGAGGTGGCGTCCGCTGCGCTCGAGCGTGCCCGCCAGCTCCTGGCCGAGTACGAGGCCAAGCAGCCGGTGGTGTCCGGGACTGCCGACGGCCCGGTGGTGGTCGAGGTGAAGCTCGACGCGAGGGGGCAGAAGGATCGGGCGCAGGCGGCGTCGACGTTGATGCGGACGGTGTTGGACATCGACCGCCACGACAACGCCGGCGGGCGTGATGTGTCGGCGATGGACCAGTGGCTCCAGGCGATGACGGGGGAAAGCTGATGGCAACGACGATGACGACAGGCTCACTGGGCGCGTACCTGACCGTCACCGAACCACGGGCGTTCGCCTGCCTTCGGTGTGGAGGGTCGAGCGAACGTCCCGATCTCGACGGCTGGCGAATGGTGGCGAGCGACAGCGGTGGCCGGGGCCTGGTTTGCGCTTACTGCGTGCGGCCGAGACACGGAGCCACACCATGAACGTCGAGCCCCTGGTCGGCAAAGCCCGCCACTCCGTCCAACTCGCCGACCACCGCCTGAATATTTTCGAGGGCAGCGTCCGCTCCGGCAAGACCATCACCAGCCTCCTCGCCTGGCTCCGCTTCGTCCGCACCGGCCCCGCCGGAAACCTCCTCATGATCGGCAAGACCGAACGCACCCTCAAGCGCAACATCATCGACCCCCTCATCGAGATGCTCGGCACCGACCGGGTCCGCTACGTCCAAGGCGCCGGCGAAGTCCACATCGCCGGCCGCCGCATCTACATCGCCGGCGCCAACGACGAGAAGGCCGAAGGCAAGATCCGAGGCCTCACCCTCGCCGGCGCCTACGTCGACGAGGCCTCGACCATGCCCGAGTCGATGTGGTCGATGCTCCTCACCCGCCTCTCTGTCGACGGCGCCCGCCTCTACGCCACCACCAACCCCGACTCACCGAACCACTGGCTCCTCAAGCGGTATCTCGCCCGGGCCCGCACCTGGCTCCGCCGCGACGGCCGCCTCGAGCAGCACGCCAACGACGAGGGCCGCCTCGACCTCGCCCGGTTCAGCTTCCGCCTCACCGACAACCCGACCCTCTCCGCCGACTACATCGCCGCGCTGTCCGCCGAGTTCACCGGGCTCTGGTACAAGCGGTTCGTCGAAGGCCTCTGGGTCCTCGCCGAAGGCGCCATCTACGACATGTTCGACCCCGACCTCGCCGCCGGCCAGGTCGTCGACGAGCTCCCCGACATCGTCGACTGGTGGGTCTCGATCGACTACGGCACCACCAACCCCTTCGTCGCGGTCCTCCTGGGCCAGGGCGTCGACGACCGCCTGTACGTCGCCCGCGAGTGGCGGTGGGACTCCAGCGTGGAGCGCCGCCAGCTCACCGACCTCGAGTACTCCCAACGGCTCCGCACCTGGCTCAACACCCTGGCCGAAGAGGGCCGCGAGGCGTGGGCCGGGTGCCGCACCCCCGACCGGATCCTCGTCGACCCCTCCGCCGCGTCGTTCATCGCGCAGCTGCACCGCGACGGCTGGTCGTCGGTGCGTGGTGCGGACAACGCCGTCGAGGACGGCCTCCGTGACGTCTCGACCCTCCTCGCCGCGGACCGGCTCAAGATCCACGCCTCGTGCGACGGCGGGATCGACGAGATGGTCGGCTACGTCTGGGACCCAGCTGCCCAGCTTCGAGGCGAAGATAAGCCGCTGAAGCAGCGTGACCATTTCTGCGACAGCTTGCGCTATGGCGTCCGTGGGACCCGCACCGTGTGGCGGCACTGGATCGGCCAACGCCACCTCGAAGCCGCCTGACCGACCCGCCTTCCTAGCTGGCCATCATCATGGGCGCCGGTGCCCCTCCCCGCCGACCCAGGCCAACCCTGGCCCCCACGCCACTACGCCCCGTTCCAGGAAGACGCCCGAGAAGCGGCAGCCTGGTACGGCGGCGACCCGGCCGAGCTCGGCGCCCTCTACGGCGGCGCCGCCTCCACCTCGCGCACCTCGACCGGCGGCAGGTTCTCCCGGTTCTGGTCGCGCCGCACCGCGTCGGCCGGCGACTCCCGCCAGCGGATCCACGTGCCGCTCGCCGCGGACGTCGCCGCCACCTCCGCCGACCTGCTCTTCGGTGACGACCCCGAGCTGACCATCCCCGAGGCCCACGGCGACAGCCCCGACCCGGGGGCGGTGGCGTGCGAGGACCGCCTCAACCAGCTCGCCGGCCTCCTGGGCCTCACGAACACGATGCTCGAAGCGGCCGAGATCGCCGCGGGGATCGGCGGGGTGTACCTGCGGCCCGGGTGGGACCACGACGTCGCCGACCACCCGCTCCTCGACGTCGTCCACGCCGACGCCGCGGTCCCTGAGTTCCGGTGGGGGATCCTCACCGCGGTGACGTTCTGGCGGGTGGTGTCCGAGGACAACTCGCAGGTCGTCCGCCACCTGGAGCGCCACGAGCCCGGTGTGATCTTCCACGGCCTCTACCGCGGGTCGAAGGACAAGCTCGGCGTGAAGGTCGACATGGCCGACGACGCCTCCACCGGCGCCCTTCGCGCCCGTCTCGACGAGGACGGCGCTCTCCGCCTTCCCGACGGTGTCGACGGGTTGGCGTGCCGGTACGTGCCGAACACGCTCCCGAACCGCAAGCACCGCACCTCGCCGATCGGCCGGTCAGACTGCGCCGGCACCGAGTCCGTGATGGACGCCCTCGACGAGACGTTCACGTCGTGGATGCGCGACATCCGCCTCGGGCAGGCGAGGTTGATCGTGCCGGACGAGTTCCTCAAGAAGGCCGGCCGGGGGAAGGGCTCCGCGTTCGACCTGGACCAGGAGATCTTCACCCCGCTCGACATGGACCCCGCACACACGGAGCGGGCGGGGATCTCCGACGTGCAGTTCAAGATCCGGTTCGAGGAGCACGCGGCGACGGCGGAGGCCCACATCGAGCGGGTAGTGCAGACCGCCGGCTACTCGCCGCAGACGTTCGGGCTGCAACGCGGCGCCGGGGGAGGGGACCGCACGGCGACGGAGGTGCGGGCCGCGGAGGGCAAGACGATGCGGACCGCCGCCCGGAAGCGCCGCTACTTCGAGCCGGCGCTCGAGGCGGTGCTGTGGCACCTGCTGGTGATCGACCGGGCCGAGTTCACCCCCGGCCTGGAGCTGTTCCGGCCGAGGGTCGAGCTGTGCGACGACGTGGACTCCGACGCTCACCGCACCGCGGAGACGATCGACCTGCTCCGCCGTGCTCAGGCGGCGTCGACGCTCACGCTGGTCGGGATGCGGTCCCCCGAGCTGGAGGGCGACGAGCTCGCGGCGGAGGTGGCCCGCATCCAGGCGGAGCAGGGCCTGATGGTGAACGATCCGACCGGCGGGCTACCCGTCCCCGGTCCTGACGAAGGTGGTTTGGACTGATGGCACCCCCGAAGCGGCAGCAACGCACGCAGGCGCTCGACAACCTGGGCGACCCGCCCGCCGGGTACGTCCTCACCGGCGACCCCGACGCCGAGGCCGGCGTCAGGTGGACCGCCCCCGACGTGTCCGCTGCGGTCGGCGGCGCCCAGCTCGGCGCGGCTGACGGGCTGACGCTCCTCGCCGCCGAGTTCGTCTCCTGAGCTGGTGCCCGCCGGGGCCGACGCCGACCTCACCCTGAGGCTCGCCAAGCACCTCCTCGACCTGTACTCGCAGGCCGAGGCCGACCTCCTCGCCGCCATCGCCCGGCGTGTCGCCCGCGGCATCGACCAGCCCGGGTGGGCCGAGGCCAAGCTCGCCGAGATCACCCAGCTCCGAGCCGAGGCCGAGGCCCGCCTCGCTCAACTCCAGGCCGACCTCGAGCCCGCCGTCCGCCAACTCATCGGCGACGCCCACGCCGCCGGCGCCGTCCAGGCCGACACCGACCTCGCCCACATCGGGATCCGCACCGGGTTCGGCCACACGAACACCGCCGTCGTCGACACCTACGTCCGTCAGGCCGTCACCAACCTGGAGGGCACCCACCTGCGGATCTTCCGGTCCGTTATGGACGCCTACCGCGACGCCGTCGTCGAAGACGTCGGCCAGATCGCCACTGGGACCGCCACCCGCCGGCAGGTGTCGCAGCGGGTACTCGACCGGCTGGCCGACCAAGGGATCACCGGGTTCGTCGACCGGGCCGGCCGCAACTGGCAGCTCGACACCTACGCCGAGATGACCGCCCGCACCGCCGCCGGCCGCGCCCAGGTCCAGGGCGCCCTCGACCGGTACCAGGCCGCCGGGAAAGATCTGGTGATCGTGTCGGACGCCCCGCAGGAATGCCCCGTGTGCCGCGAGTTCGAAGGCAAGGTGCTCTCGATCAGCGGGCGCACGACCGGCGACGCGGGGAACGGGATGACCGTCTACGGCACGGTGGCCAGCGCCACCGCCGCCGGGCTCTTCCACGCATCGTGCCGGCACCGCCTCGGCCTGTACGTCCCCGGGCTCACCCGTCCGATGCACGGCACCGCCGACCCCGAAGGCGACGCCAACCGCCAGCAGCAGCGCTACCTCGA